GATGAAGGAACGTGAGGCTGCTGCACAGGCGGCAGCCTCCGTTTCTGAAAAGCCGACCAAAAAGACTTCTATTGTGACGCCCGATGGCAGTAACAATCGACGCAACAGCGGGCGGCGCAAACGCCAACAGCTACATAACGCTGAGTGAAGCCAACACCTTCGTGGAGGCAATGATTTCCAGCACGGATGTGTCTAAGTGGACCACTGGCACTGATGACACACGCAACCGGGCGTTGGCAGCAGCTACGCAACGCTTGGATCGCGAAAGATTTATTGGTGCAAGGGCAACCAACACGCAGGCGCTGCAGTTTCCGCGCACTGGTGTCAGGCGTCCCGATACATATGTGAACACTTATTCGACAGGGTTTCCGTTTCGCATTTCTGAGGATTACTTTTCAGAGACTGAGATTCCTGATCAGATCAAGCGTGCTCAGATCGAGCTTGCTGTCTATCTGCACAACAACACTGACGGCATCAGCCTCAGTGGCTTAAACGATTTTAAGAACGTTCAGATTGGCAGCCTAAACGTCACGCCAGACAAAACGGGTGCTGTCGGTGCAGATCATGTGCCGCCGATGTTTGAAAGGTACTTGACGGGTCTTAGAATTAGCGGACCAGGCAACATCGCTATCAAACGGAGCTGACCATGTACGGAGACCTTTCAGGCGGCTTCGAGTTCATCTCAGACACCGCTGAGCACACTGGGCGATTCCAAAAAATTTACTTCAAGGAAGACAGCGTGATCAGTGCGATCACTGTGAAGAACGCAACCGGTAACAGCATGGCCGGTGAAACCTATGTAGCTGACACCTCCATCTGCGGAATCATTACGAGCATCACGCTGACTAGCGGCGCATGTCATGCCTATAACCTCTGATGGCACTTGCTGATTCGCTAGCCAAGGTTGCGTCAACGATCATCGGCAAGTTCGGTGGTGATGTGACGGTGCGGTTTATCACTGCCGGTTCATACAACACGACCACGGGCGTTATCAGTCAAAGCAACTCCGACACGGACGTAAAAGGCGTGTTGGAGGATGTTGAGCTGCGTGAGGTGAATGAGCTGATCCAGGCTGGTGATAAGCGGCTTACCGTGGCCGCTGATGACTTTGCAACAGCGCCTGAGACCAAGGACGTGGTGCTAATCAACAGTGTGGTTCATCAGATTGTCGCTGTGCAGACGACTGAGCAGGACAACACGGCGATCACTCACGAGCTGATCTTGAGGGCCTGATCATGCCGCGTGAGATTCGGGTTGATCAGATTGGCGGCTTTTTTGAGGGGCAAGTTAAAGAACTGATCAAGGCGTCAACGTTTGAATGGCACAGGCGAGTTAAAGAGGAGACGCCTGTGGGTGAGACAGGCAATCTCCGAAATGGCTGGATGCCAGAGATGGCCAGAGATGGCTTTTCTGGCATTGTGGAGAATCGCGTGGAATATGCGGAGCCTGTTTGTTATGGCACCAGTTTGCCGCCTAGCTGGAAGGGTGAATACAGAACAAGGCAGGGCACAGTCCCAGGTTTTCCTGATCGCATTGCCAAAGAACTTGAGCCGTGGATCAAGACTGAGTATGAAAGGATCAAACGACAAAGCTGATGGCTGCTGCAGATCTCAATTCGATTCGAGCCACGATTGAAGGCAGGCTGGCGACAGAGTTGGCGAAGGCGCCGCCGACGCCCGTTGTGTTTCACAACATGGCTTATGAGCCAACACCAAACTCATCGTGGGTGCAGTGTCTGACCTCTTTTGGTGCTGGTGAATACTTGGGCCAAGGTTTAACGAGCGATTCCCAGAACAGGATTGTCGGTCTTGTCCTGATCAACATTTTCACGCCGCAAGGTGCTGGACCTGGCGCAAATTATGTGCTTGGTAAGCGCGTTCGAGACCTTTACAATAGGGTGATCGTGTCGGGGGTTTTCTTCGACGCTTCACCAGCTCCCGAGGGCTATTTTCAAACTCAGGTCCGTGTGACCTTTGAATCTATCGAGGAACTCTGACCATGGCAATCCTTCGCGGAGAAGAAGGCTCAGTCGAATTTGAGACCGGCAGCGGCACACTTGCCACTGTTGTCGGTACTCGTAGCTGGAGCCTGTCAGTCACTAAAGAAACGCTGGACGTTACCGATCATGGTGACACCTTCCGGTCGTTTGTTGGCAGCATGATTAGCGGCTCCGGCACTGTTGAGCTGGTCTTCAACGAAGGCGAAGCCACTCAGAAGACTTTCTTTGACGACGTGTTGAAGACTGCTGATGCCGTTGATGCAACCTTTGAGTTCTTCAAGACCGGCAACACTAACGATACGAGCTCGTTCACTTTTGCGGGTATTATCACCGACGCAGAGATCACCTCTACTGTTGGTGAGCTTGTAATTGTTAGCGCGAGCTTCATTACTAGCGGCACGATTACTCACAACTAAGTAAGGGCTATAGTTTGGGCGATAAACGTGTTGCCTAAATGCCTGCTCAAACTCGCACCGTTGATCTGCTGGTTGGGGCGTTTGACCTCAACCAGCGCCGCAAGTTTGAAATGAAGAATGCAGACGGCGAAAAAATCGTTGATCTGTATTTCAAGCCAATCACCCGCGCTGACCGGAAGAAAGCACAGCAGTTGGCCGGCACTGATGAGGCGCTGGATATCAGCACCAATATGCTGTGCCAGATTGCCGAGCTTGAAGACGGCACTAAGGCGTTTGCCGCTGCTGATGCAACCAAACTCCAGCGCAGGCTGCCGGAATCTGTGCTCAATGAGATTGAGTTGTTCTTGTTTGGCCTTGGTGAAGAGGCTGACCTTGAAGACGCAAAAAACGACTGAAGCAGGACAGCTGGACTTATTTTGAGTTCTTCCTGGCCTGCGAATTAGGGATGACGGTGAGCAGGCTTCGCACAGAATTGACTGATGCGGAGCTTGTTCACTTCGCTGCGTTCTACGAGGTGAAGGCAGCGAACGAGGAAAAGGCAATGGAGCGCGCGAAACGTCAGCGGCGGTAGACTTCAACTGTCGCTGAATTTCAGCCGTGGTCGTCAGCAACATTCAGCTCCGCGTTAATTCGACCCAAGCGGTCAAGGCGCTGAATAGTGCCAATGTCGCGGCGAAGAAATTAAACGCAACCTTGGAGAGGTCTAAGGGTGCAATGAAGAGCACCCAGCGGACCATGCGTGGCATGGCTTCCGCTGGCTTTGGTGCGGCCAAAGGAATGGGTGCCGCAGCTGTTTCTGTTAAAGGGCTGGGCGCTGCGTTCAAGGCAGTCTTGGGCCCGCTGGGTTTGGCGGTTACAGCTGTTGGGGCTCTAACTGCTGGCGTCCAAGGTTTTGTTGAGGCGGATAAGGCCAGAGCTGCTGTAAGAACTCTTGGCGTCGATGCGGAGGCGCTTGAAGGCCAGCTTGTTGGCGTGGTTGCCAACACCAAAGGCTTGGTGTCCAGCAATGAACTTTTGGCTGCGTCCTATGACGTGGCATCTGCTGGTTTCAGCAAGGCCGCTGATATTTCCAAAATCTTGGAGGCGTCTACTTTTGGCGCGGTTGGCGGAATGACTGACATCGCCACGGTGTCAGATGCAGCTACCAGCGTGATGAACGCTTTCGGCCTGACCACAGACAGTGTGGCCAAGATCGTCGATGGATTTATACAAACGCAAAACGACGGCAAAATTGTTGTTGGTCAATATGCCTCACAGATTGGTCGAGTCGCTCCTATCGCGGCGGCGGCAGGTGTTGGCGTTGATGAGCTGAATGCGGCAATCTCAACGGTTACAGCGCAAGGTGTGCCGGTTGAGAGCACGTTCTCAGGCATCAACCAAGTCATCGCGTCAGTCGTCAAGCCAACGGCTGAGGCGGCCAAGGCAGCCAAGCGTCTGGGTCTTGATTTCAGCAGTGCAGCCATTAAGACCAAAGGTTTTGGCGGCTTCTTGGAAGACCTGATTGCCAAAACAGGTGGTAGCGAAGTCGAGATCACCAAGCTCTTTGGTTCTGTTGATGCGCTAAAGGCATTGATGCCTTTGATCAATGATGATTTGGTTCGATTTAACAAGAACCTAGAGAATCAGCAGAACGCGACAGGAGCTGCTGAGGCTGCTGCAGACATCATGGGGGAAACGGTCTCCTCCCAGATCAGCAGGATTGTAAACAGCTTGAACACATTGATCAGGGGACTTGATCAGGTTCTTGGCCCAGCAATCAAAGGGATTCTTGATTTAGTCAACAGCGTTATTACAGCCGCTGTGCGCGCAACTGATGCCCTTGGAAAGATGTTCCGAATGAATAGGGCAAGAGCAGAGGCTCGTAAAAGGCTGGGTGGCACCATGGGGCGTGGAACAACAAAAGCTGATCCGGCTGCAGTTGAGGCTCTTGCTCTTGCAGAAGTGGCCGCCGCAGAAGCTGCCTCCGCTGCAACAAAACCTCCAACGGTCGATGTTCCGGTGAACGGTATTGTTCCGACTGGCAATTTGATAGATGGGGCGAAGGGTCGCGGAAAGACAGATGCAGAGAGAGCTGCCGAAGCACTGGCAAGGCAAAAGGAGTTGGCCGATCAATTACTTGTCAGCCTCAAGCAGAAAGGACAGCTAGAGGCAGCTTCTACAGAAGAGCAGCGGCGCGAGCTTGCCTTGCAATTTGAAAAAGAAAACTTGGCAACAAGGTTCCCATTGTTGACAGAAGAGCAGCTCGTACCATTGCGTGAGGTGTTGGATGAAAACTATGGAATCACCGAAGAAAAGCGCAAGCAAAAAGCTTTAGATGAGGCTGCAAAAGCTGCATTACAAGACCAGCAACGCGAGGCACAACGCCTTGAGCGGCTATTTGGTGGCATCGGGCAAACCATTAGTGATGGAATTGTTGGCGCGCTGACAGGCGCTCAAAGTGCTGCCCAAGCGTTAGGTGACACGCTCAGCAACATCGGCAGGCAACTTTTACAGCTAGGCATCAATACGCTTCTTTATTCTGCTTTTCCTGGCAGCGGGCTGTTTTCAGGATTGCCTCGTTTTGCAAATGGTGGTCGCCCGCCATTGGGTCGACCGTCAATCGTTGGTGAGCGTGGGCCTGAGTTGTTTGTTCCTAGCAGGGCTGGCACGATTGTTCCGAACCACGCGATGGGCGGAGCTAACGTGACCGTGAACGTTGATGCTTCTGGATCTTCAGTGCAGGGCAACGGTCCTAACGCTTCGCAGCTTGGCAAGGCGATTGGTGCTGCAGTCCAAGCTGAGCTGATTAAGCAAAAACGACCCGGAGGCTTGCTGACACGCTGATGGCTGATTTTCCTTCAATTAACCCGACTTACGGGGCACAAAAGACAAGCCAGCCCAAGGTTCGTCAGGTCCAAATGGGCGACGGCTACGTTCAAAGATTAAAATTTGGCCTCAATCAAGATCCCAAGGTGTGGACCCTGACCTTTGAGGTGTCAGAGACCGACGCCGATACTATTGAGACCTTTCTTGAGGCGCGTGCTGGAGCGGAAAGTTTTACATGGACGCCACCAGACGAAACAGTGTCATACAAGTGGGTTTGCTTGAGCTGGAGCAAGACGATTCCATATTTGAACCGTGCCACGATCCAGGCAACGTTTCAGGAGGTCTTTGACCTATGAGCGACGTTATCATTTTTGACGAGCTGCTCAAGGATTCTCCGCTTGCAGTTATTGAACTGTTCGAGCTGCATCTTGATTTAGCGATTCACGGCAGCGACACGATTTACAGGTTTTTCAACGGCGTTGTCGTCCAGACGCAAACAGGCGAAATTATTTATCAAGGCAAGACCTATATGGCGATGCCGGTTGAAGCTGATGGGTTTGAATACAAGGTCGGGCAAAGCGGCTTCCCTCGTCCAACGTTGCGTGTTGGCAACCTGTTTAGCGTCGTTTCAGCGTTGCTGGAAAACGTCAACGAAACAACCTATGGCAACGATTTAACAGGAGCAAAAGTTATCCGCCGGAGAACGCTGACGCGTTTCTTAGATGACGTGAACTTTGACAATGACACAAATCCCTACGTCCCAACAAATGGAACGCTGACGCACGAGGAGCTGCCGCAAGAGATTTACTTTGTAAACCGCAAGGTGATCGAAACTCGTGACGTTGTTGAGTTTGAGCTGGCAGCAAGTTTAGACCTTGAGAACATTCGCGGTCCGAAGCGCCAATGCTTGCAAAACATTTGCCAGTGGCAATACAAGGGTGGCGCTGATGGAACGTTAGAGGGTTGCCCGTGGCGACCAGATGGTGTGATCAACGATATGCGTTTTTACGATGAAAGCGACAATCTGCTTAATGCAACTGCAGCAACAAATTTTGCGTACAGCAGCGGAGACGAGACTTTAAGCAGCGGCAGTTCTTTGACTGCTGGGCAATACCTTGTGTCGTCGAATGGATGGTATCGAGCGCAGTTTGGAACGAAAGGCGACTTTTTTGTTTATGGCAAAAACAATAATCCAAGCAACATTACGGATGTGAGCTGGAGAAGTGAAACGTCAGGTCAAGCAGAAGGTGGTTTTATTAAAATGGGCACAAATGGTGATCTGTTTATTCGTGATGCTGCGGAAGGATTGAAATGGCAGACGGGAACAGAATATACAGGTACATTGAGCACTGCGAGCTTTAACGGTTACTTGCCCGACTCTGATACGCCAGGTCGGCACGCTACTTTCTACCACGAGATTTTTGGCAACGCTAACGATTATGCAGCTGGCAGCCAAACCCGTGATCGAACTTTTACGCTTGAAGACGGGCGAACGGTTGAGTTAAGGTTTACTGCATCAAGTGTTGAGCTTCCTGCAAACTCTCCGGCGCGTACTCTTGGAGGGGGAACTGTAGTTCGTCGCTGGGAAAATCCAACGGATACATTTACCGCGCCAGTTACTGTCGTCAGCTCGACTGGTAACTTCCGCCAGAACGAAATCTTTGAGGTTTCGATTGTCACAAGCTCAAGCAACCCTTGGCGCAATCAAACCTTGTACTTAGCAGGCAATGGCGTTTACCACGAAGTCGGTGCATCTTATTCGGTCACAGCGTCAACAGGAATTGGCGCAAAGCTGGTTTTGCAAGACTCAGGAAACTTGCAAGTTCAGACAACTAGCGGAACAGTTTTGTGGCAATCGTATAGTGGCCGTGGCGGCGAGCCAATGGTGATCACAGATGGCAGCCCGCTTGATGATGTTTGCGGCAAGCGCCTCAGCAGTTGCAAGATTCGCTTTGGTGAATATGCAGACTTACCATTCGGGTCATTCCCTGGTGTTGGAACGAATCTGTCATGAGTGATTGGCGTTCCAGTGCTTTAGAACATGCCCAGGCTGAAGCACCCCGTGAGGCGTGTGGATTGCTTGTCATTATCAAAGGACGTGAGCGTTATCTGCCTTGCAAGAACTTGGCAGAGTCGCCAGAAGAGCTGTTCATCCTTGATCCAGTTGATTATGCAGTGGCAGAAGATCGTGGTGAGGTGATGGCTGTTGTTCACAGTCACCCGACGACAAAAGCAGAAGCAAGCGAGGCAGACAAGGTTGCGTGCGAGAAAAGCGGCTTGCCGTGGCACATCATCAGCCTTGTTACAAACAGCTGGTGCAAAATCGAGCCATCCGGCTACAAGCAAGAGCTGTTGGGACGCGAATGGGTTTGGGGCGTCAGCGATTGTTGGACCTTGGTCCGCGATTGGTACGCAGAAGAGGGTTTGGAATTGCGCGACTGGGACCGGCCACCGCTGTCTACGTTTAACGAACAGCCAATTTTTGATGATTGCTGGTCTGAGATTGGATTCAGGGAAGTGCCGCTTGAGGAGTTACAGCGCGGGGATGCATTGCTGATGAACATTGATGGAGCGGGTGGCGTCAACCATTGCGCGGTGTATTTGGGTGAGCAACAGATCTTGCACCATCTCAGGGGGCGCTTGAGTTCCCGAGACGTTTTGAACGGGTATTATTTGAAGAACACCGGGCGATTCTTGCGTCACGAGACGAGGTCCTGACGATGCTCAAAACCATCAAGGTCTACGGCAGCCTGGCCAAATTTTTAGGGCAAAAGGTTTTTCGTGCAGCAGTGAACACGCCGGTTGAGGCAATTAGTTTTTTGCGTGCAAATTTTGAAGGCTTAGCCGCTCACATGGCGGACTATGACTACAAGGTGTTGGTTGGAACGTTTGAGTTGCAAGCAGGAAACAACCCCGAGCAACTAAGTTATCCGGCTGGCAAGGAAGAAGCGATCAGCATCGTGCCTGTAATTGGTGGTGCTGGTGGTGGTGGTGGCACGACTGCAATCCTTGCGGGAGCGGCATTGATTGGTGCATCGTTTTTGTTCCCAGGTGCTGGACTGTTTGGCACGGTTGGTTTATTTG